CACAGCCCGGTCCTATAACCGATGTGACGCCGTGAAATACACCGCTTGGTATCAAGTGGGTTTTGTATTTCTTGCCATCAACAAAAACAGTGTGTCCTGCGTTGTTTCCACCAGCCCATCGGCACACAAAATCATATTCACCTTCTTTTACAAGGGCTGAGGTGACTTTGCCCTTTCCAGTATCTCCCCAAGAGAGATCTGCTACTATATCTGCGTATTCTATCATTTTAACCTCCGACATACAATATAACACGTTTTCATTTTTTGTCAATAAAAAACCCCGGCTAATGCCGGGGCAAGGACAACAAACTGATATTTTATTCTTCCAACTTGATTCCCTTGACTACAGCTTCATCCATAATCTCAAGAACCGCTTCTCTAAATTCTTTTTTCTTCAACATCTCAAGCCATTTCGTTGCTTGAAACTTATAATCTTTTCCGTCTTTGCCTGTTATTGTATACCAAGCGCCTGCCTGTTTTAGTTTGTCAGTCCCGGAAAGCTTGATGGCAGTAAGCCAAGATTCTTCATCTTGAATACCAACACCTTCACCCCACATAATCTTAAAGGTACAGTTTGCTTTTAGGGAGCCGAAGCGAGACTTCTGGATAGTTGCCTTCACCTCAGAGCCGATAACTCGTCCGACATCATCATAGATGTATGATGCTTTAGATTTGCGCCCTGTTAACCAGACACGAAGAGAACTAAAGTACTCAATCGCTTTACCGCCCGGTGCTATGTAAGGTGTTGTCATTGCTTCCGCAATGTTTGTGGTAATGTTGGTTTTAAGCTGATTAATCAATAGCAAAGCGCACTGGTTATTCGCTAATGGAATGGTTAGTTTTGGAAATGCTTTTGAAAAGATCCTTGGCTTAACAGCCATCGTGCTTTGAGGGTTGAAGTCAGACTCTAGTTCCTTCTCGGAAGAAGTTGCAGCGATAGAGTCCCAAATGAACAGAAACCTTTGTGATGGGTAACTATCCATAAGCATCTCGATAGATTCGAGAACTTTTTCAACAGAGATAGCTTGGTAGTACAAGAAGTTCTCATCTACGTTGCAACCTGACTGTTGGAGGAACTCTGGGTCAACAGCAGACTCTGCGTCAAAATAGACGACAAATATGCCTTTCTTTTGAGCATTTGCTGCAATCTGTGCTGCCATATAGGACTTTCCTGTGCCGGAAAGACCAGCGAGTTCCGTTATTTTTCCGATTGGTATTCCTGCCATTCCTTTAATAGATATGATAGAGTCTAGCCAGCGTGAACCGGTTGGTATCCAATCGACGACAGACGAAGGGTCGTTGCCGTTGCCAAGAGAGTGGGCGACTTCAAGTCCCGCTTTCTTGTTTAATTTCTTTTTCATTTCATCAATGTTAATTTTACCTGCTTTCATTTGAATCACTTGCCCCATTTGTTCTCCTTTTATTTAGTCTTTTGATTCTTCTTTGTGTATCTTTTGTTTCTTTTTCAGTTCCGACATACACAAGTCGGGTTCCAAATAATCTATCAAACTTATCTGTTGTGACTCCCCAGTTCATTTCCTGTGTTGTTGCCATATGATGGGCATAATGCCAAGGGTAGTTTTTTCGACACCACTCTGGTTCCAAGTGGGCCCTCCGGTGAACATAATAGTACCGGAGAGCACCGACGACGATACCGCCGTATAAACCAAAGGAGATAATTATGGTAGGTAAATGTATAATAACTAAAAAAATAATTGAAAGGGTTTCTTTTAAAGAAGGCTCATCGTAAAATAAATTGTTTCTTGATGTTCTGTGATGTTCATAAAAGTGATAGGCAAAAAATTTATTCTTCCTATCCTTTCCTAGTTTGTGTAAAAGATGTTTATGTATTACCCATTCGAGTAGTTGAGCATAAACAAAACCCAAGTAAAGAAAACCACAAACTGTTAAAACATCCATATAAATACCTCTTTTAGATAACTATGAGGTACTCATACGTTATTCCGCTGGTTGGCCTGAATCTACCGAAGTATCTTCAACTATAGCTGTGTCAACGGTTTCTTCTTCATCACTGCAAGCGAAAAGAAGAGCAAAAAATAATATCATTACGTCTCCTAGTTTGATATGCCCCCCTACAAAGCCGGAGGGCGTGGCTTATGGTTCTATGCCATCAACTTGTCGAAAGCATCTTCAACTGCGTCTGTACCGTATTTTCTTGTCTCAGAGGACCTACCTTCGGAGTTGGAGTCAGAGGAAAGAAAATCATCTAACAAAGCCTGAACTTCATCGGAGGTTTTACGTTCAAACAGGGCTGAGATATCTGGTATAGACTGAATAAGAGTCTCACAGTCAGCAACGTCATCATCACAAAGTACAGATGGACGTCTTCGAGGCTTAAGAATGGTCTTTGGAAAAGAACCGGGTGTTCCGGGAATGTTATAGTTTAGCACTATATCTGTTCCGGTTTCTGGGTCTGTGATATCTCCATAGTCAGGATCAATAACATATCCCAGAAGAGTTTCATATGCCATCTTGCCGTAAGACCAGACACGCACTCCTTCATCTTCTTCACCACGAACTAAGATTGGAGAGAAGTACCGCTTACGAACAAACAATTTCTTTGCTTCTCGTTTCGCTGTGTCGTCATTATTTTGAACCCCATCTCTCCAAAGTTGAGATGCAAAGTTGCAAATAGGACATTCTTCTCCATAGTTAGCCTTTGGGCAAAGGATACCAGGATTCTTTCCTACATTGTAGTGAAAGTGAAACTGTTTGAAGGGGTCCCCATCAGAAACGGGAAGAATGCGAATGGTTTGATCGCCTTCCTTTGGACGCCACTTCGTGTTATTTTTTACGGGTTTGTTCCCATTTTTGCTAGCATTAAGTTTTGCTCGCATTGCTTCTAAATTAATAGCCATAGTTTTATCTCCTTATGTTTTAATAACTTTACTGTTTAAGGCAAGTGGTCAAATATTACCACCAACCAAGGTTGCGCCTCTATTTGATTTCCTTCAATAAGAGGGTAAAAGGTGGTCAAGTTTTTTACTAATGTTGGTTATCTTGACAAACAACAAGTTCGCATTGTTATTGAATTATATTATGTTTTATGTATTATGTAGTTCTATCGTGAAAAAGTAACTGATTCTGTATTTCTTGTTACTTCGCCAATAACAGTTGCATTATTGAAAGTTCTAAAACCTTTTGAGTCAACATCGTAAACGGTTTCGAAGCCAGAAGACATTGCACGAATGCTCTTGCCTTTGATTGAAGATGGTACATCTTCGTACTTTACGAAACGCATAGTGCGCTTTTGACCGTTAAGCTTGGTGAAAGTTCCTGTGTGAACTGTTACGTTAGATTGAATGTTAGACATATTTCCTCCTTGTTGTTGTAATGTCTTTTATATTATAACATACTTTTAAAAGTTTGTCAAATATTTTTTTAAGTTTTTTTTGGTTGAACTTAAAAACAACCGAGATGTTTATATTATAACACGTTGTTAAAACTTGTCAAATTATTTTTTTCATTTTTTTGTTCTTTTATATCGGCAATGATTGAATAAACCATATACCTAACCCACGTTATAAATCCACTGACAAAGAACACAAGGGACACAGTGAATAAAAACTCAAATAGATTCATTCCTTACTCCTTATAGTAGTTTGCAAGTCCCATTAGAGTTGGGGCCCATAGTCCTATAAAGATGCCAAATCTTTCTGCATGTTGCGGATCACTGTCTCCGACTGTAACCCAAGTTGCTATTGAAACAGCCACTGATACTAGTGATGCTGCGAAGCAAAAGTTTGATATTTTATTTTCGCTATTCATTTTTCCTCCGTTATTTGAATACTATTATTGTAACATATTTTTAAAAGCTTGTCAAGTATTTTTTTGAGTTTTTTTCTCTTTCTTTTCGAGCCTCTTCCAATAGTAGTTAGAGTACCCTAAGCTTGGTTTTAACATATTCCCTCCTTGTCTTTATATTATAACACGTTGAGAAAGTTTGTCAAATTATTTTGTTATAAAGGTTATGATTTTTTCAGCAGTTTGTTCTATTTCTTCTACTGTTGGTGCATTAACCTTATCGCCAATTTGTGCGCCAAAGTGTCGCTGTTCATTGAGAATTTCTCTTGCCATGTGAAAAGCCGTAAGGCGAAGATTTGTCTTGTCTGTAATAATGTTGTTGCTCATTTTAACCTCCGTTGTTGTATTGAGTATTTATATTATAACATATGTTGTAATGTTTGTCAAATTATTTTTTAAGTTTTTCTAAAATAGCATCAATATCACGATGCCAGTGAGAACCCTCTCTAGTTAAAGACTTGACTTTGTGTTCAAAAACCACAGTGTTTCCATCTACCTTATGGCTGTGTGATGGCAAATCTGTCGGCAAAACAAACCTGTAATCGTTTTCTAAACCTGTATGTCTTGAAACATCAATTGAAATAACGTCACACCAATCATAATCATATTTTCTATTACTAGTGCATTTTCCAGGAGTTCGATGCTTTTGAAATTCTAGCTTCATTGTTCCATCTTTGTATGTTTCGTGATGGACATTTTTATGTTCCATTTTCAACTTGTTATTTAAGAGAAAATCAGGCTCACCGTTCTGTTTACTTGGAGTTACATTGTATCCATTGTGTCTGAGGTGCTTGTAGAATAAAAATTCAGATACATTTCCTCGAAGCCACTTTTCATTTTGAAAATCACCATCTAAATAGTCCAACCATTCGTGTATCTCTTTTTTGCTCATACTTTTAAGTTTTCGTATTATATCACTCATTATTGCCTCCTTGGATGTAATGTGTATATTTAATAGAATAAAAGTAAGAAAGACCAGAGGTATTTTTCCAGATACCAAATGACGACTCAATATTTTTATCGGCATCAGATGCTATCCTTCTTCTAATACTCTTTAGAAGTTCGGTGTTATCCCTTTGATCTTCCTCACTAATACTATAATAATAACACGTTTCAGTTATGTTGTCAAGTAAAAAGTATAAGTTTTCTTCATTATTATTTGGATCTCCGAGGGAAACTGTTCTTATCCTTGAGATCCGCTTTGGTTCAAACAGAGAACCCATAAAGGGTTTGTTGCCCCTTAGCCAAGAAATATTAGAAATAAAGTTTGCTATAGCGTCATTTATTTTATTGTAGTAAGAGTGAATAGACTCCTCACCAACCCAGCTTTGTACTTGTGGATTCGATATAAGCCACAAGCCCGATAACATCCCTGATCTTGCATATTCTTGGAGAACATTAAAAACAACTCTCTCTTGTTTCTTTTGTGTCTTTGTAAGAAGAATAGGATCAGAGGTAATATGAACTACGTTGACATTTCTATCCTTTAATTGTTCGAGCAAAGCCAATGTAGCACCGGAAACCTTACCAGCACCAGCAACAATAAGCCAAATGTCTTTATCTTTTCCAAGCTTCAGTTTGTTTGCCATTTTAGGGACGCTAGCTTCGTATTGTTCGTGTGTTGAACACTTGGGAAGGTTCTTACCGCCGTCAACAACTATCGTCCTTATATGGCCTATTTTGGAGCATATTTCGGCACCTGCTTGTCCTAGTCCTATAACTACCATTCTACCTTCTCCATTGAACCAAGGTTCTTGCCCATGGAAACGTTTGTTTTGAACTCTCCAAGTTTAGTATCGGAGAACAACTTAATCATTTTTTTCAACTCATCTATCTCTGTCTTATGTACATCTAATATAATTGAGTCGTGTATAAGAAAAGCTACGTTTGTTTTGAGTCCTCGGCAATATCGGTGGATAGCGTTTGCTCTGTCGAGGAAGTTGTCAGAGGAGGTAGACTGGATAAGATAGTTGAGTGCATGATGGTCATCTGTCTCGATTCTTCTTCCAAACGGAGTCTTAACAACTCCACCCTCATAGAATCTATCAAGTACTCGTGTCTTGTCGTAATAGTCCGATTCAATGACTCGTGAAGTTGGGTTATATAGCCATGCAAATATCTTTGTCTTTGCATCATCGCGGCTAATATCACCAGTAAACAAATTCCTTTGATTCCAATCATGTATATCCTCCTGTGGTTGTGGGTGCCCGGAGAGG